TCTGGCTCAGGTTCAGGTTCTGGCTCAAGCGGTAGCATAGGGTCTATTTTTTCTTTTTCATATATCAGTTTATTTTTATAAACTTTATACTCTGATGGCTTATGCTCACCAATTAACAATTTTTCTATTTTTTTAAATTTAATTTCTAAAATATTAGCATCTGAAAAATCTTCTAACAAATCATTTGACGCGGCTATTATTATTCCATCGTCATTATAATATACATAGCTCATTTTTCATAAGTCTCGTAGACGTCTTTACAATAATAATAAAAATCTTTATACTCAGGAAATGTAGCTAACAAATCAGTTCCTAATCGTTTATCATTTTCTGTAAAGAAAGAATAAAAATCTCGTTGCCCTTGTAAAATTTTACTCTGATCAACTGGATTGGTTTTCATATAATTGGTGACTCGTTTAAATCTCTCATACTCTACTGATAAAAAATCAGAATCATTATGAATAAAGTCTAGCGTATCATGCATGTAATCCATAAAACTTTCAGGCAAGATATTAATCATCCAATGAGGCGGTTCTTTAAGATAGGGAACATCAAATGAAATAGCATTTTTACCATACTCTGCTCTCCATTCTTTTATTTTATGTAACAACGATTTATAGTTTGTAACACATAAAACGTTAAATGTACACATAAGACTAACCTCAAACCCCATCTCCAATGCTTTTTTAAGATTGCGTTCCCAGTGATCTAACTTCATTCCAGTTCGCATATATTCAGCTTGCGGGCCCCAAGTATCAATACTTGAAAAAAGTCTAAAATGTCTAATTTTCTTTTGATCTAATAAACTTCGTATCCTATCATACATTCTATCGATCTTTTTTGTAGTAACACCTAAATTACTATTTAGGCTGATCTCTAGGTTTGGAGATGGTTCATTTTCCAATAAATCAAAAAACTGCATAGCTCCAGGATTCATTAATGGCTCACCGCCAGTAATACGAAGTGTCCATAAATCATTTTTTAAGCTGGGCCACCATTTCCAAAATGCGTCAATATACGGATTATCATCATTTGGACCATAATACTTTCCGCTTCGCAAAAACTCTGTTCCATACTGATTATATGTCAAATCATAATTGCCGTGTGTCTCAATTTCTTCCATCCATAAAGTGCTTGCTTGAGGACAACAATAACCACATCTATAGTTACATCCGTTACCAAACGATACTTCTAAATACCTTGGGTTTATATTAGCGTCCCAAGGCATCTTTGCTATTTGTTCAATCGCTGGTTCAGCAAACGAACTAGAGCTATGAAACATCCTATCTGACAAATGATCGCCTTCTAAATCTTCAATATTCCAGCAATAATAACACTCATCTGGGCGCCCGCCTTCTAACATTATTTTTCTTTGCTCTTTCTTCCAATCAGTATTATGTAACGCAGATGGATTATCTTTTAAATTATGTAAAGGAATATGATGCGGGCGTGGATGGTAACAGCTATGATTATCACCTGTATGTAAATACAAAGTTTGGTGTAACCATTTCATAGCACAAAATCCTGGACCTACTGCGTTCAGTCTATCTGCAACAGCTCGCACTTTTTGGACATGATCATCACCGTTGCTCATAATACTCCTTACACTGTTTAATAAAGTTTGTCATAGTTGGAAATGTTTTTGTAAAATTTGTGTTGCGTCTTTTATCGTGCTCAGTAAAAAATAGATAAAAATCTATCTTATGTTTCTGTTCTTCTTCATCACTAAAAGGCTGTTTAGCCCAATCATATAATCGTCTTACTTTGTCAATCTCAAAATCTTTAAAACCTTTAAATCTATTATTGGAAGTTTCTTTATTTTCTTCCATAAAGTTTATACTAAGTTGTAAGTTATTAAGCATTTCAGGTGTTGCTAGTCTCATACTCAGCCAATTAGGATGATGTAGCATAGGAGTATCAAACCATATTAGTTGTCTCTCATTATTTATATTACATCGTAACTCATGAATAGTTTCTATAAACTTACACCAATTAGGAAGACTAAGCAAATTTGAAGTGATTATAAAGCCCAAGCTATGATTTTTACATTCTGTTAAAAATTGTATAATATTTTTTCTTAGTATTTCATAATCTAAACCGTTACGAATATATTCTGCTTGCTCTCCCCAAGTATCTAAGCTACAATACAATTGAAAATGGTTGAGTGTTTCTTCATTTGCTATTTCTTTTATAGCATCCATAAACTTATTCCATTGATTGCCTGGCGGACAACAATTACTTGTAATACACAAATTAAGTTCTGGATTTGGGTTTTCTTTTACATAATCAAATACCCTAAAAGTATTCTTATCCATTAGCGGTTCACCGCCTGTCATTCTAAATGTTTTTAGATCCTTATATACAGTGGGCCACCATTCCCAAAACGATTGAACATAAGGATTATCTGGACTGTTATCGATACCTAATCTATCTACCCAACCTTTATCATTATGCGTTCCTGATGATAATTTGTAACCGCCATGTTCTTGTACCTCTTTGAGCCACTCTGTAGATAAGTGCGGAGAACAATAAGCACACTTGAAATTACAAGCCTGATTAAAATTTACCTCCATATAGCGCGGAGTTGGGTGTTGAACATTGGCTAATGCTTTTTGAACTAGTCCTTCCTCTTGAACATCATTACTGCGGTAAGCTCTGTCGCTAATATTGCCTTGATCTTCAATATCCCAGCAGTAACTACATTCTTTTGGACGCTCTCCTTCTAACATCTTATACCGCTGCTGTATTTTATGGCTGGTATTATGAATAGCATCGGGATTAGCCGCTAACTCGTCTAATGGTATAGCGTGAGATTGAGGATGATAACAACTATGAGTCTGCCCTGTTGGGATGTGAATTGACACATTGAACCATTTTGCTAGGCAGAATGATGGACTAACGGCATTGAGATCTGCTAGTGTCTCTTTACTATCTTTAAAATATTTTGAGACATACCGTCCTTCAACTAGTGAGACTTGATCACCACGCTGATTTTCTCTCATTCCATCTCCGGATCAATTACTGCTCTAGAAATTCTAGTTGGATTTTGATATACTGTTTTGAAAAATTTACTTTGCTTTTCTGTTAAGGGTTTTCTATCTATTGGCAGATCTAATTCTTCTTCTAACATTCTGCCAAACCAAATAACTTCTCCTTCGGCATCTGTTGTTGTTAGTTTGCTAACTTCGTCATCCCATAAATTATTTAAATAGGTAAAGTCTCTTACTTGAACATAGTTCCAATCGGTACACATCGTCTTGTATAAACCTTGTCTAGCGCCCAAGATCGCCCACATTCCATTCTCAACATCATTACCCACCATAAGCCAAATAAACAGCCTGTGGAGGTTTTTCCAGTGGTTATTTTTAAAGTCCTCAAGAGATGGTTTTACGCCTTGGTCCAACGCCATCTTTACGCCTTCACGAAAGCCAGCTCTCCATGCTTGTTGCGGAGTTGCGTTATTGTAAATGTCTGAGAAGCAAGAGTTCATTTGAATGTATTCTACATCCCAACAGAAATCCACCTGTGCGTGTGGATTGTCTGGATCTGCATTTTCGTGTGTTCGCATATTTAAGACAAACTCTTTGGGCCAGCATTTTACACCGCCATTGCCATACATAAGTCCATTTATAACATTATGTCCGCACCAACTAATGACTTTATCTTCTAGCTCATAATGATCACCAAAATTAATCTCTTGGGTTAGAAAATGTTCACGAATTCGGTTGTCACCATCAATAGTTACAAACCTATCTGTCTCAGATATATCAGCACAGGCTTTATGTGCTGCATCTGATCCTTCTACTCCATGAACTCTTTTAGCCCACGGAATCTTCTTACATAAATCAGCATAATTTTGCTCTGCATTTGGTTCATCATAACTGAGGTAAATTATATCATAATCTAATACCTTAAACGTCTTCTCCATAATCTATTACTCTTTGATATGTATAAGTGTCAAATCTTCTTACGGTAAAAATACTTATAGGAAAAAATGGATCATATTCCCATTTATCCTTAAAATGCAAAATATAATGATGCTCATTTACTAACTTTTCTAAATCTACTTTTAATATACGATATAATATATTGGGGTTATTGAATTGCGTAACTGAAAAATGCAAAACTAGTTTTAAACTAGCAAATTCTGATCTAAGTTTTCCAGCCGCATCCTTGCTAATATAAACTTTCCAACAAGTCTTGTCTATATCTTGTAATAACCTAATATCAGCGTCGAAATGTTTATAAACTTGTGGAACTTTGTATACAATTTCTTGAATATTTAATTCATCTACTGGTGTTATTTCTATTCTTTTTATTTTATAGCTAAATGCAGTTCTATCATACATTACTTTAAAATTTGCGTAATCCTCATTTCCTAGTAATATATCTTCAACCTCAGCTACATCTACTGTAATATGTTTCCACTCACAATCAAAATCTAAATCTTCAGTCGGTTCATTATTTGTAATTGCTAGAATATTTCCTTCTCGAACGTTAAAACAAACATAACTCATACAGCATCACCTTTTTTAAATGGTAGAATACCAACTATTACCTCTTCGTAAAGTTTACTAGGAAAATATTTCTTTTCATATATGTCACATATATCCTCAGATAAAAAATCAGAATCAACATAATGAAAAACTCCTCTTTGGCGATGATTACCTATAATCAAATCTAATTCATCTGTTAAATAAACTCCAACGTGTTTTAACCACGTAGATCGAATATTTGGCCAGCCTTGTAATCGTTCTTTCATATGAACAAAATTTATAAGATTAGTTTTATTATTAGTTACTGTTTGATCTAATTCTAAAATTTTAATTGCGATTGCTGTAGATACATCCATACTTGGCGCAGGCGGATAATAATCTTTGCAATACTGTCCATAGAACAATTCCCAGTTATTTGATATAAGCTCTAACCATTTAAAAAATTCATAAGCTAAATCATCTTTTCTAAAATAATGTATTCCAGTATATACACTTGGTAAATTATTTTCTACAAATGCTTTACGATAATAATGTCCAGTAACTAATTCACCTCGGTATGTATAAACTCTAGATGGAAAAAATAATTCATACTTACTAAAAAAATCCCACCAATCATCAATATTTTGTGTTACCAAAGTATCAGCATCTAATACAATTGTCTCATCATATGGTGAAGCATGATAAGTCTTCCATCGATTCAAAACTTGATATCGTGTATTATCATGCTCATGCCAAGGTATTGGTACTACATCATCAAATACTTGTTTCTGTTGATCAGTTAATTCATCACAAGTAACAACTGTTACTGGATATGAGTTTTCTTTTTCTTTTATACTAATGGCGCAAATATAAGCCTGATTTACATACTCTAATCCACTAGCATATATTACAAATCCTTTAGACATGAAACACCTTATCAATATATCGTTCTAAACTAAACTTGTTCATAACATGAATGTTTTCATTACGCCATTGGCATATTGTATACTCTCCTGGATAGTCTTCTTTCTCTAATAAAAAATTTATACGATCTTTATTAGCATCCCATAAAATATCTTTATCTGTTGTAAAAAATAACTTACCTGGCATTGGCATTGAAAATGTTCCTTCTTCGTATCCATTCATAATATGAATCGCTATACTAAACGCAAAATCATTGCGATATAAAGCTGATGGTATTTGGAAGATGGCTCTATAATGATACCAATTATCTTGTATATGCTTTAATAACTCAAAAAAGATTTCATTTTCTTTAGATCTTCTAAAAAATATAACTGTTGCCCAATAAAACTTTATACTAGGCCGACTAATATACTTAAACTCTATTGGATCTCTAAACCCTGCTAAGTCATAAGACTTATCATAAATAAGAAAATTATGATCTTGTTCAAAACAATGTTTATAATCGTCATTCATAATAAACATATCACTGTCTATTAAAAGAGTTTCGTCATATGGTGTGGCGTCATATGCCGAAGTCCTAGCTTCATTTTTAAATGGCAATGATCTATGTGACAAAACACCATCATAATATCGTCTAACATTTTCCCAAGTATAATGCGGGTCTGTTCTAGCCATAACATTTTTACCTGGTAATGATTCTTTATCTTCCCATACAATTGGAATAACTCTATCAAATATATCCATATAGCCATTTGCTGCTACCCAATCTGGGCTATCAGTAACAACTGAAGTAGGAATATTTAAATAATGATCTAGTCGTTGTGCTAAAAATGCCGCTTGTTTTAAATAATCAACATTTGCGTTATTTCTTGCTATAACAAGCGCCCCTCGACTTTTCATAGTTTTACCATTTTTTCTATTGATCTATTGTTTATAAGATGATCATATTTGCTCATATAAGAATTACTAGCTTCAACATATACACTTAAAATTGTATCATAGAACTTTTGTAAGTCTTCAATCTCAACAGGCCTGCCATTATCATCTATTAATACTACAGATTCCTGTTCTTCCATTAGCATAATCTTGACGAAACAAATTAACTGCTGATTTACAGAAAATTGTGCTCCTTTATGATAATGTAAAATATCTTGATAGTATGTTTCTTGAAAAATTCTTTTTTGATTATTTAGAGTAACCATAAAATTGGAAAACTCTAATGCTTTTTCTAACCGTTCATCCATACGTGACTCCTTTTATGTATATATTATATTTGATGAACGGTAATATAAAAAGTGGTTATGATACTGAAGGGCGAGCTAATGAAACTGAAGAAGATCCTGTTGGATAATAAATTGATACTGACGAACTTATTGTGCCTAATACTGTTTCGTCATATGCAGATCTCCAATATGGATTTCCAGATCGTCTTCCAACATCGGCATCTACAAAATTTTGCACAAACCTTATACTATTTGAATTTGGGTAGCTCACTGCCATATTTGCGTAATTATCATTATATGCAGAACTAGAAGTGCCACCGCCATAACTAGCAAGAGTTCCTGTTCCTGATCCATTATTCCAATTGGAGTAAGCATAAGTATAACCATTAAATCTTGAACATATATTCACCCAATCACGAGTCTTTGATTGACCTCCTGAATATGACAATCCAATGGAAAATCTTATATACCCGCCTGCATTGAAGAACCATCGCCTATGATTTGAGTTTGAAAAAGTTACAGTATGTGTAAGACTTCTAGAATCATTCCATCCAGAGCCTATTGATTTTCCTGATAATCCTGTAACTAACGTCATTTGTGTTGGATTAGCTGTTAACCTATTAGACTCACAAGAATTGATTGCTGCTATATAAGCATTATGCGTCTTTTGGTAATCACTATCTCCTGAACTTCCTGCTCTATATACATCAGAACCTCCTGTTGGCACTTGTAAGCTAAAAGTTGATCCCGTTTGATGTAACCAACATTTATAAATGTCTGCTCTTAGTTGCGACATTTGTGATGCTGATACATGCCCACCGCTTGCTCCTGCAGCAACTGTAGAACTGGAAGTTCCTTGTCCATAACCATAGTTACCTGAACCAGTTCCTAAAATTGATACAATTTTATTCCTTAACTCATTGTAATGTGTTGCTGATAAAGTTTGGCTAGTGTTTCTACTTGATATTGGCATATTAGTCTCTTAAATAGAAGTTCCTTGTCTAGATGTTGTGTTTGGTACTGTAAGCGTTACACCAGTATAACTATTTGCTGTTGCTCTTGGATCAACATAAGTCATAGACGGGTAATATATTGATAACGTGCTCTTGGTTGTTCCTGTAACATTTTCATCTATTAACGCACCGTACGGTGGTGGTCCTGAGTTAGCTGGTCTGTCACCAGTATCAACATCATTAAAAACAATTTTAAATAATAATGTGCTTGCTGAAGGGGCACTAGAATATATCTTATAATAATTTTCAGCATATACAGCAGAAGCATTTGGATTTTTTAACAATAATACAGATGGCGCCGAAGTTGATGATATATAATCATCATAACCAAATTTAGTTACTCCTGCTGACGATAATAATTCCTGCCATACATATGGTTTAGATGTCGACAGGAAAGATCCAACATGCTGTGATTGGAGTCTAATTTCTCCGCCACTATTGAAAAAATATCTTTTATGGTTAGAATCTATAAAAGTTACAACTACTTCATGCACTCTATATGAATTCCAATTAGAAAATGACATTGATGCTTTATCATTTACTAAATTCATAGAGCCTGGGGTAGCTGATAATCGTTCAATATCAATTTTATTTACTACCCAAGTATAATCATTATAAGTTTTATTGACTGCTTCTGATATTATTGCTGAGGTAGTCCCTGCACCAGCTGTGATAGTATCTGTTGAGGCTACTGATAACAATGGAAATGCGTCAGATGTTTGATGAAACCAGCAAGTCATTATATCTTGTCGCAAATTATTCATTTGCTCTACAGTTACTAAATCATTAACTGCTGATACTTGCGAACTTTTTATAGTTTGTCCGTAACCATAATCTGCACCGTGAATACCTCCACCTTGTCCAAGTATAGCAGCAACTTTGGTTTGAAGCCTATTATAGTCTTCGGCATAGATGGTAGCACCACTAGCTTTATAGTTAATTGGCATTTTTAGTCCTTTTGCTTTATTTATACTACTATTTCTACTAACCTTACATCTTCTGAACTATTATCTTCTAAACTTCTACCAATAATAGAATAAAAATCTGGTTTGACTGATCCAGTATCTTGAAAACTGAATGCTTTGCCAACTCCTGGACGATCAGATGTAATAATAAAATCTCCTTTTTTCACTGGACCAACTACTTTACAAGGAACTCTACCACGCAGTGCTACAGCAACACCATCAATGTCATCGTTCATCAAATGTGCCGGATTAGTTGATACAACTCCAATAACATTGTTGTCATTTTTTCGAGTACTCATTGTTACTTCTTTTGACCCACCATATACTAATACAGTGCCTGGCTCATAATCTTGATCTGCTTCATATTTCTCTGCCAAGTCAGCAAACCTAGCTGAGGTTGCTATGCCATGGAAAATATTTGCTACTAAATCTCCTGTCGCATTTCTTGCTGCGATTGTATTAGCTTGTGCTGTAGCCGATGCTGAATGATATGTTGCTCCAACTGCTAATTTAGATGCAGTGTCAGCATTTCCTTTAAAGGATGTAGCAAACATATTTTGAAATGGAAATGATATACTTCCAACATCTACTGATCTTCCTACCGCAGAAGCAAACGAAGCACTCAATGAGCCTGGACTAAACAATACTTCATATCCTGGAAGAATTGCATTATCAACTAGTCTAACTGGCATTCTCAAGTTACCACTTACATCTCTAACTTGAAAATACATATTTGTGCCTTGCTCATTAGCAATAAGTGCTTGATCTCCGTTAATAATTTTCAATCGTAAATCATTACTATCACCAATAGCAACACCTTCATCGCCAAAGCCTACCATATTTGGGAAAGTAGCCCCTGTCTTTTGTACAAACTGATCTGGAGTGTAGCCGCCTAATCTATCTGCGTTTGTAGCAGTTCCCCACCATCTATGATGTGTAGATGTTTGTCCTGCTGTTGAGTGAACTGTATTTTTTAATGTAAGTCCTGAGTGAATTACATCAAAAGCTGGATATTTTGGTGCATCCTCAGGCCCAATAGTAAAATCAACACCACTAATAATGTGAATTACTTCATCATCTACTACAGAGCAAATAACTGGACGAGAAACACCTGCCGTATCTCGGATAGAACGGCTTTGGAATCTTGTAATACTATCACCAACCCCTTGTGGTCCTACTAAAATGTATTCATCACCATTCCAACAGTAGAGTTGATCATTTTTATCATCCCACCAAAAATCACCTTCTGATAAACCAGCCGGGGGGACTTCAGATACTTCAGAACCTCCTGCTAAACGCCACTTACTGCCATCCCAAAATTTCAACTTTAGGTTAGCTGCATCAAACCAAAGTTGTCCTTGTAAGGCTTTAGGTGGCTCATTATTTCCAGCAAAGTTCTCAAGCAAGAATACAAAGTTTTCATTTTGTATCTCGCCATAACCTGCATAATTTTTACCTACCAGCTTCAAATCAGTAGTTTGATCAATAGTTCCATCTTCAACTACTGTAAGTTGAGCGGTATTATATGTATTAATAATATACGCCATTCTGTGTTACCCCTAACTATTATATTGTATTTACCCTAAATTAGATAACTAACTGTTCCACTTCAGGATTAATCCAGTTAAACCCATCACTTTCAAATTTATAAATAAACCGTTCAACCTCAAAACTAATATCCGCACTAACGCCATCGCTTGTACTATTAGCCGCAATGTCTTCAATAACATTAACCGTTCCAGTATTATCAAAGTTTCTTACTGTTACTTTGGATAACTGTATTGTGGTATCATTACCATAACCAATTGTTACAGGAATTGTAGCTGATATCTCTTTGATAGATGTTGCTAATACCTTTAGTACTGTTCCTGGTAATACTAATGTAGCTGATCTCATCTGCTCTGCTATTATTCTCACATTCTCAATTGTGCCAGCATTATACGGTGCTGTTCGAGGATCGTTACCTACCATCAAACCATTAATGTCAAATGCTAATACAACACCTTGGCTTGCTATGGTTTCTTCTACAAACTGTTTATGGGCAGCATCCTTGTTATTAATTGGATCTCCAAGATCCACTATCTTCTGTGATGTTACGCTAATATCACCTTTTGAATCTATTGTAAGCCCATATACACCACTTCCTACAGTTTCTATTTTGTTTTCATTTATAAAAACATTATCAACTGTCAAATCAGTCAATGTTCCCAGTTGAGTCATACCTGGTGCTACTGTTACGGATGGTGCTAAAGAAGTAGCTGATAAAATTGGTACACCGTCTATCATAAAAGACGGATCAGTAATACTAGGTCCAGCTACAAGATTTATATGTTGATTAGACTCCCATGTTTTATATGTAACATCCCATACAAAATGTTTATCACCATCAAGACTTTTTAGAATAAATCCGCCTTCATCTACAAAAGCATCATTTACTATGTTGCCATCAGAATCAATAGCTAACTCAATATTCTTATCTTGTATATATAAATTTTCAGTATTGACATATACTGTTGTACCTGCTACATCTAAGTCACCTTGGATGCTAACATTTCCAGCAAAGTGTTGGTCTCCTGCTAAAAATGCATCTCCCCAAAACTCTAATTTTGGGCGAGCACTTAATAAGCTAAAATCATATCGATTAGTTAAAGGCTGATATGTAATAGGCAAATCAGCAAACATTGTTATCTTATAGTCTGAGGCATCAACCCTAAATGCCTCAATATTACTATTTTTGAATTGAGCATTTTTTACTCTTAAGCTATAATTCGCATCAACTTCTAAATTATCTGTATAAACAGTATTACCAAATATTTTTGTTTGTATATAAGGCCTATCACCTACACCAATAATCAATCCTTGAGAGTTCTTAATTGATATATAACCTGTTGTAATAGCATCTCCGTCTGTTGGCAAAAAATGCTTAGACTCTTTTCTATTACCGTAATCATCAAGTAACGCCTTGGTTTGATCCGAAGTTCCCCGCCACCAAAACCCATCAACACCAGATTCTGCTTCCTTGTCCACAATATTGAAACCTTTTTTGAGTCTCTGTCGTGGTGGTTTAAAAGTATCTTCTGGGTCTGGATCTAAAGTAGGAATAATGTGAGTATATGGTATCCAAAATTCCTCTGTTGCTAATATTCCAGCCAACTTACCACCTATAAACATTTTCATAATGGTATGTGCTGTATTATTAATATCTATTTGTGTATCAGCTTCAAAACCTGTACGCCCTTGTCCTACATCATAAGTAGGACCAACTAATGTCAAATCTACACCATCATATAGGTATAATCTGTTATTAGCATTATCAATCCAAATATCACCTGCTACTAAATTTGTAGGTTGAGAACTATTGACTATAGTTCCTGTTGCTGATCGAAAATAAGTTCCATTAAAAATCTTTAGTCTTTGATCTTGTTTATCATACCATAACTGTCCAGTCAGAGGATTGGGTGGTTGCGATGTAGAAGCAAAATTTTCAAGTAGTTTGATAAAGTTTTCATTGAGCCATTCACCAAACCCTTTATAATTTTTACCAATTAGCGTAAGATCCGTTACAGACTTATCAATGACGCCATCCGTCAAATCAATTAGTAACTCGCCATCAGTTCTATTAATTCTATAACTCATTTATTCATCCTGCATATATAATATAATTCAATGTCAAAAACGGATTCATTTTATTAATTGGTTGCCCTAAAGATCCTGATGTTTTTATACCTTGTGTATTTTTCATACCAACTCCATCTAGTGATCCAGATGTTTGTGTATAAAAGTGATAATCATCTATTTCAGAATCAGCAATATTGTATTGTTTTTGTGCTAGAGCATAATACTGCATATTATTATGGAACAATGTATGCTTGTGATCTGGTAAGTTTTCTTCTAAAATATCTACTTCATCATCACCACCATGCGCTCCCAATACCTCAGCAGCAGATTCTCCTACAACTTCAACATACGGAGCAATTCCTCCCATGTTATGCATTCCTAAAGGAAATCGTCCTCTCAAATCTGGCAAAGTAAACATTCCATCTGTAGTTGCTACACCGCCTTGATATAAAAATCCAATAGTCTCAAATAGCTCTACATAATCTGATCTTAATACTTTTCTACCATCACATAACAGCCATCCTGGAGGTGATTCTTCGCCAGCATAAGGAACAATACTACCAACCGGCATAATTGGAACTGCACTAAGCAATTTTTGAACTGTCACCTTTTTAACACCAATGTCAGTTCTAATTCTATTAACTAAAAGCTCATCATCTCTTTGTATTTCTTCTACTGGTTCTTTCGATGATATAAAACCGTTGCTAAGTCGTGTAACAAAAGGAACTAATCCGCCTTTACCTAAAAATATAACTTCATCTTCAAGTTCTACATCACCTGCGAATGAGAATGTACTTGCTGCTGCCAATTGATTTGCTGATCCTGCTCTACCTGATACTGATCCATTTACAGTACCTGTCAAATCTCCATAAATGTTTTGAGCATGTATCTCACCATACTTTAGATCCTTAGTTCCAATGTATGACATATCATTTGCTTTGTCAATAATTTGTGAGGCGTCTTTATCTGGTATTACTCTTCGTGTTTCAATCTCACCATCATTATAACTCGCACCTAAAAATCCAACTTTAAGTTTTTCACCAATAGTAATACTTTTTGCAACACCAATACCACCAGCAGTTACAATAGATCCGTTACTGATTAAGGTACTATCTTTAGTGCTGTCAATAACTAAATTTCCTTGTGTTGCATCTTCTACTGGTATGGATATTCTTACATCGCCTGCTACATCTAAGGTAGTAGATGGATTTCTATTATTAATACCAACTCTAATTACTTGTGTAAATGTTACTGGTGACTCTGCTGATGTAGCTCTAACAGCAAACAAATCAGAGGAATCGCCTCGTACTCTAATATCAACACCAGCACCTGCTACCTTACTTTTTACAACACCTACTTGTCCATCAACGCCTACATTAAGAGCAGCATTTAGTCCATAATTAATTCCTGTATCATGTTGTACATTCAAATAAAATGAAGTTGAGCTAATCTCATCCTTACGCATAAAATTACCAGCAGGAACTGATTGATTATTTACAATAAGGTTTTCAGCTTTTTCAGATACACCAAAATACTTTAGTGGTTTCTGCCCTGTCTCATATCTTGTGCTCATATTCATACCAGGGTATAATGTAACAAAGCCTGGTATTTTTACTTTAGGAGTAAACTCATATGTAGATATAATCATTGAAGGCATAGCATTGATATCTATTTGTAAAATATTGTATATATTATCATCAATACCAACAACTGCTTTTGGTGTTGATCCTGTTACAACACCACCTTGAAATTGCGGCCCAATCAATACCCACTCAGCGCCTTTTTCTTCACCTGTAAACATCATTAGTTGTAAATTGTTTCTATCAATCCACAAATCGCCTTCTCTAGGATTTGTAGGAGTTTCTAATGATTTGTTAACACCATTTACAGTTACCCAGTCAGTTCCATTATAAACTCTTAGCTCTCCTGCGTCATCACCTGAGTCATACCACAATTGTCCTTGGACTGGAACGGATGGCTCTGTAGAAGCAGCAAAGTTTTCTAATAAATGCAAAAAGTTTTCAGCAATTACTGTACCGTAAGCAGTGGCGTTACGCCCTGGTAATTTTAATGAGGTTTCTTGATTGATAGTTCCATCCTCAACAACTATACCTAGCTTGTTTACATAATCTGTAAATAAAATCTGATATGGCATATTACTCTCCTATCAATCCTGAGAGGCTTTGGACTCTCACTGTATAATCAATTTGGATAAGTCTGTTGAGGCTTTTTTGAACCGGGTGGAATAATACATGAGTAATAAGTAATCCTTGTCCATCTGGGTTCCAACTTCGTAATCCTAACTCATCAAATACAAATAAGTTATTATTATCTGATGCTGTATCAAACGCATCTTGCCCTGCAGGCTCGCCGTAATCTAACAAACAAGTCGTAAGCACATCTGTATAATTTGTACCACTAACATGTCTTACTTCAGTTTTATTTCTATACGGATCTGAATTATTGATACTTCGATCATCTACTACCTTTGAGTAAGTTTCGTTGTAAAGAGACGCATTAACTCCTGTAGAATTTGGAGTAAGGTATGTAATAATTCCTGTTGGATCAACGCTTGTTCCTCCATTACCAAAACTCATAGAATATATAAATCCTGCGCCAGCATTACTTAAACTTTGAGCAAGTGCTATACTCATATTCTCATAATGAATAGCATTTCTTTTATCTATAAATACTTGCTCTGTTTCTGGATCATAAATTTTGATATATCCTTCAACTAATATCCCACTATTGTCTTTCATATTATATCCCGTTATTTTATTTATCTAGGCAGATCCACCTGTGCTGACTTGATCATTCTAGCAATTAGTGTTTCACTTTCACCTAGTGCTTTACCTTCTTCTGTCCAAGGAGCGCCCAGTTTTCTTATTATATGAATATGTTGATTTTTCTCAGGAGTATGTAACAATATTAATTTATTGCCTTCTACTGTAAATTCTGGGGGTAATGTTACATCACCTTCAGGAGAATCTTGTGCTACCAACTGTCCATCTTTGGCATATTGCTTGCGTAAATCACTATTAAGTTGGTATGACTCTAAAAATGTTTTACGCATTCGCACACCAGCTACATATACTTCAAACTCATTTACACTTTCAGGAATATAATCTAATTCATATTCATTAGATATTCCATCTGCTATATATGTTAGGGTTTTTGTCTCGTCTTTATAAGGCAGCATCATTGTCACCGAGCCATTATAAATCTCAGTTCCAGCTGAAACAACAGCATTGACTCCTGTTCCTAATGTTCCTCGACGCAACTGCTGTAACCTATTATTTACTTTTTCAAAGTATTCAACCCTCTCTTTATTGATAAACACTACACCTGGATTTTTTGCTCCTTTGCCTGGATCTGGTAAATGCGTTCCATCTACTAACTCTACTGTTTTATCATTCCAATGCAAATCTTGTGCTAGTTCAATATTTTTTGTACCATCTATAATCATATAATGAGTTCTATTAAGAACATCCTTAAACTGTCTCCATCCAAGTTTTCCTGACTGAGGACGATTACTAAAGTGTATTGTCTGCACGTTGTCACCTACCATCAAGTTTGTTGCTAGTTTAATATATTTTTTATCATTTGTCAAGCGATAATCTACACTCGGTGATAATAGCTTACCATTTACTGCTACCCAAACATAATATACTTCAATAGCAGGTTTGTTTAGAGGAATAAATCCATTCTGCATCAATCTAAACTCATACCAATCTTTTGAACTAGCGTCATGTATAATCTCAGCTCCTATTTTCTCAATCCTCATAAAATCGTTCTCTTTGAGGAACGTTCCAATGTCTGGTAGATGAATTACATTAGTACCATCGCCTTCTATTGGTTTGATTTTTGCAAATGGGTTTGTTACTGGTTCATCTGTTCCATAGTTTATGTCATCAATACGAATATCGTTTAGTGTGACGCTATATAAGGACCCATACTCCAACTCAAAATCTAAAGTAATGTCTGAGGTGGGGTGCGGAACAATAAACACTGCCGAGCTTTCTATGTAGCCTTGTCGTAATGCTGTCCGTTCCTCAATATCATAGGACTGCCAATCAATACCTTGGCTATCATGATTGCTAAACTGATACACCATAATTTCATCACCTGCATTATGCGGCTTATTGACATAAAGTATACCTGGTGTTTTTACAAATTCACCTTGTAAATCAAAATAACCATATCTGTAATCACCGCCTGAACTTACTGCATTTTTTGGATGATTCTCTTGTCCTGTTACATATACTTTCATAATATCGCCTGGCTTACCTACCCCACGCTGTAACTGTATTAGACTTCCTGCTTGTTGATCTGGGTGTAGCAACGGATCAATTTCTTCCAATGAACTATATCTCCATTCCTTAATACGTTCTAATTCGTGATCATTTAGGAATACTCTCATTTGTTTTACATCAACTGAAGATAATGGAACTTGATATAGCTTCAACTTATATTCTCTTACCTCTGTTAGCGTAATAGTTTCAACATAACCTGGATTTAGTAATTCACCATTTAGCAATACCATTGTGTACCATTCTGTTGGCTCTTGCTGCTCTGGTATTTGCGATAATTGATATTCTATTGAAGATCCATCTGCTGTAAAGGTATCTACAGTTACTGTACTATATTTTCCTTCGTCGCCTTTAAATATTGCGTATCGTATAATAGATCCTGCTGCAGGCGGTATAGCAAATTGTATAACTACATTATCTGGAGTTGGATAAGATGAATCATCTGATTTTACTAGAGTATAATCTTGATTCTCAGCATTTACAGACACTTGACTTGATAAATCTTCACTCCACCTAACATTGATGTAATAATCTACTGATACTCCATCTGCTATAATAGTATCAACATCTAATATGTCAGTGCCACTATAATCTAATGTAATAAGACTTACTTTTCTACCTGCTCTAGGCTTTCTCACAAACTCAATGGTTTGATCTGCTGAGTTTATTTTATAATCTGTCTTTACTTTTTTGAGCTTCCCATCTATTTTTACCATTAGTGAATGCTCTGTTAGTGGAGATACACCTATTGGGTAAATTTTATTTGTTCCATCTGTAACAAAATTGCGACTGGTGATTGTGCTGACACCTGGTGTAGGACGTTCAAACACTGTAATGTCTAGTGTATCAACTAAGTGTCCTGGCACTTGTTCCTCTGGTCCTTTGCTAGTCATTGGTGTAACAAAATTGTCACCATCTACTACAATCTCATCTGCTGTAATACCTTTAGCATTAGCATATGTCAAACTACCACCAGATAGCATAGTATCGTAATCAAACTCGCTTGGTAGGAAGCTACCATCAGATGACGGCTTGCGTAACACAAATATATCATCTACTTCTGGATCAATACCAAGTTCTCTTAATAAAATTTTAGTATTTGTCCCGTCACCTGTAATAGTTTTTACTTTGGCGTTTGGATTTGTCTCATTGCCAGTTCCATATTGTTCATCGTCAATTCTTATGCCGTTGTAATAAACATTATATAGCTCACCATTTTCCAATGGTTGTTGAGCTTCAAAAGCAATCTCTTTTAGCAATCCATCTTTGATAAGTTCAGCAATTTCATTTACTGTTAGCTCACCAAACCTAGGTATTAAATAATTATCTATGGTGCTCAACGCATCTGGATCTGTTAATGTTCCTAGAGCATATTTTTGCACATCCTCACCATGAATCAAATCAGCCATTTCAAACTGACTGCCTTTGTTGTAAATATTGATAAAACTTGGACTAGCCATAGCAGGAAGATTCAGAGGATCTTTAGCAAAATTTATATCTCTACCAATAAGTCCCCAATTGATCCAAAGTTTATAACCTAGCTGAGCAAAAGGTAGTATATGCGGAATAACTTTGAAAGACTGATCTGTAAATGTCAAATCATATGAATCCCAAGATGTATCATACCATTTCTCAGTATCCCATCCAACTTTATTTCCGAAGTCAAATGCTTTTACCTCAACTCCGCCATAATCAACTCCGTCCATTAGCTGTGACAAGTCTTTTCCAAACTGTCCAATCTCTGGCTCGTAGTATAAATTAATTCTATCTGCTGCAGAAAGTAATTCTGCGTCTTTAATATATTCTATTCTTATTTTTGAATACTTTGGAGCAGGTTCTGCGAATATAATTTGTCCATGATGTCTATCATAGCTTTTAGAAGTATCTAATATATTTTTGTATGTAAATTCACTTGTAAGCAAAGCAACATCATCTACATAAACTTTAGTAAACCCTCTACGCAAATTCATGGGCCAAGTCAAGTCAAACACATATTGTGACCCTGAGGATATAACATTATCAGTTTCTTCTAAATCTGTAATGAAATATTTTCCTGTAATTCTATCAAACTTAATATCTGTTTTGAGGCTTCTCGGCAATGCTCTACCAATCTTTACACTCAATATCACAGGGCGCCCGCCTTCTTCAAGCGATCCGTTAATAGTAATCTTTGGTAGTGAATAATAACCTCTACCTTCATCTATAATTTCTGCTAATCTTACTATTCCGTTAGACCCTAAATGAGTCCTAATCTTAGCACCGCTACCACCGCCTCCAGTTAGCACTACCTGCGGAGGACTTTGATAACCATAGCCTGGATCTACAATACGAACTTCTGTCAATACATATGAACTATTATCATACCAATTTTTATTTGGGTAGGTATTGACAAATTGTGCTCCTAATAAATGATCATCCCATATTTTTATTGCGTGTGGAACAATCTTCTCTTGCTCAGGACTATAATATGGAGGTAAGTCAAAGTCTGTAATTCTACTAACAGTAGAGTCAGTCTTTTCGTATGAAGATATATATTCTCTAATTTTTGCTTTGAATGCTTTTACTTCACTAATATAATCTTGATAACTAGCCAAGTTATCATTATTGAATGTAATATCTTCTCTCAATGTTCCAACATTATGCTTGGCTCTAATAAATGATGTCTTGAATAACCAATCTACATTAGCTCCTTCTGTTAGCACATAACGAATGGCAGCAAAAAATAACTTATTGTATTCCACCGCCAAATCATCTATAAAAATATCTTCTTTTATTGCTTGTGCTATATAACGAATCTCTGTGCTTGGTAGTCCATCATAAAAATTAGTATCAAAGTTTATAATATCAAAATTTACAAGCCCTGCAAACGGATCATATAATGATGACTTAAATTCTATGGTTCCTTTTTCACGTCCAATAGTTTCATAATTTACAGTATAATCTACATTTGATTGATTATCTATTTTTTTCAATAACAACCAACCACCTGATCCAATATGATTAATTTTTACAAGATCACCTATTGAATCATCAACGCTTGGTAATTCGTATGAGTATTGCACAATATGTTTTACTGCCGATACTTCACTAAATCCTTTTTTATACCAATCTATATAATCCCAATACAATCTAACATCATACCCTTGGCTTTGTATTCTACGCCATGAATCTGCATTATGCTCTCGCTCATACAATGCCCATTTACCTTCTATAGTCTCATCATTTCGAACTAATGCCGTAAATCGTCTTAATTCTATTTCAGCACCATCATGATAATTTTTACCACCGTCAAGAACATGAGCACGGATTAGTGATCCAACAGAATTTAAATCAAATTCAATTATAGCATCTTGTCCTCTACTTTTAATATGATATGATGGAGACACAAAATAACCTCTACCAGGATTTGTTATAAGAACTGAATCAATTCTTCCATCTACAACATCTAATATTACTTTTGCTTCCTCAAGTCTTGATGTTCCATATTGATCCAAATCTGCTCGCAAATCAACTTCGATATCATACAAGTTCGATGTTTTTAGCGGCGGCTTATCATACTCATGCAGTCTAGTTAGCGATTTATTATCTACTATAAGATGTTGTCTGAGAACATAGTTTAGCCTTTCAACATATTGCTTTAGTGCCTCAATACGATTTACAAACCATCCTTGTCTTGGTTCATTTAGTGTTCCATAACGATACTTTGGGTCCAGTGATGGATTAGGTACAGTTCTACCAAACTTATCATAACCTACTAAACTATCAACCCATTTCATTTCAATGTCTCGACGCGGAACACTAATAGCAAGATTTTCAGACAAAATTTGATACTCATTATGAATGTTAATATCTTGATCTTCAATGTTCCAATATTGGAAACTAATAGCTACATTTTGATCTTCTAAATATTGTGTTGAATTATATATAGAAAAACTTGAATCAGATACCATAGCCACAAATGGATATCCAAACTTAGCAGGATCCTCCATCAGTTGAGAAACATTATATGAATGCATAGTCCTGCCTTCAACATTAGGTATTACTTTTTTATCTTTTACCCAAAAGTAATATTTCTTTGTAAAAATTTGTGCAACTGAATCATACTCTTGTAATTCAACATATATTTGATCACCGTATCTAGATCTCCCTGATATACCTAATGCTAAACCTTCTAATGTGTCAGCTAAAAGATCCCATGCAGATGGAAGTATGTCAGATTCAACCCATTCATAAATATCAATAGAGTTAGAATCAAAAGTTTTACTCCAATAATTTGTGCTATAAGTAACATCTTCTTGATAAGGATGATAATACTTTGCATTATTTAGATCCCACCATAATTTTCCAACTTGTTGTTTGCCCCAGCTATTTTCTTTATTATAAATAGCCCGAAGATCTTGATTAAATATTTCATTGTATCTAGCAGGATCATAATACAATTTATAACTCAAATTCTCATCTGCTAATCCTGGAATTTTTCCTTGTAAAGGATCAACATAATCTAAATATTTTATAATTTTGTTTTCTTTTATATTATAAAGAATTACTCTCTTTATTTTATCAACATCTACAGTTGGTTTTGGTTCTCGCAATGTGTGATAATAATCTGATGTTTTATGATAATTTACAATAATTCCTTCGGAAGTTTCACTTCTAGAAATTTCTGGCAATCCCACATATAGATGATCATTATTATAAATTACATATTCACCAAAACCATAAGCTAATTCATTAAGCAAATCATATCCTACAGATTCACCATAAATATATTTGTCCAAGTAGTTTTGGTACATATGGACAACACCAACATTTTTCTTTACAAATCTAAAACTTGTAAAACCTAAATCAAATGTTGTTACTCCACTATCAATGATAGTAGGTACTTCATCTTCTCCATTTTTAGCACCAATAGATAAAAAGTTTTGTGACACATCTACTGTTGTCCCAAACATTTCTAATGCTTCGTTATTTGGGCATTCAATTTCTTGTGTAAGTTCAAACGATCCGTTTATCATTTTATAAATGTAAACTCTTCCTTGATCATGATCCACAGTATCATCAAATGGCGCTCCAACTACTAGCACACTGCCATCTTCATTTAGAGATATACTTTCTCCAAATCCTGCATCTTTAGTTGGTGCGTAAATATTTTCAGCCCATAGATATCGTCCTTCATAATTTCTGTAAATAGCAATAACATTTGGTTCTAGTGCATATTTGATATATGCGGCTATAACTTCACCATCCATAGATACATCATACACTGTACCAAAATCATATAGTGTATCTCTATCTAACTTTACACCTAATGGACCAGTTATATTATAAGGCAAATCATTTGGTATATATCCTACATAATCAATATATTCATCATCTTGTATCTCTGTCCACCTATCTATATCAAATGGTAAGGCAATAATATTTGTTTTTGCACTATAAAGTTTATCACCCAAATAAACAATATCTCTAACTTTATAAGATTGTGTTTCGTCAAACTCTCCTCTAAATCTTTTATCTTTTGAATAATCCCAATTATAAAAGACTCTATCATCTTCCCCTTGTTTTAGGAAGTATAGTTTTCCTGGGTTATCATAACTCTCATCAGCGCCTTTAGCTAAAACATATGCATGATAAAACTCATTCCCAACATCACGAAGTTTTACATTATAACCAAAATACTGATCACTCTCACGATTTGGTGCTACAAGCATTTTATCTAAAACAAAATTGTTACCAAATCTTTGGTAGACATAAACCATACCTTCGTTTGTTTTATCTGACGGATAACCTATTGAAGTAGCTTGAATATTGAATACTTCTCGCCAAACTGAGCTGCTATTTGTAGGCTCATTTGACATATTAAACATTCCTTCTACTTCTCTGTTCCAATAGAACCAATATTCATATCCTACTAGTTCTTCTTTTTGTAAGCCTGTATCTTCATCTATAATAATAGGTAGATTTGTTGGATCTCTAAAAATAATCATCTTTCCAACACCTTCAGTCTCATAACCTAAAGAAGTTCTAGTAACATGACCCATAGTCCTTGGAATATCAAATATATTTCTTCTATTCCATGGATCTGGTTCGCCTGGGCGAGCTACCATTTCAATCTCTTGTTCATCACCATACTTGGTGCCAACTGTCCATTGCCCTGTGACATTTTTAACATACGCTCGTAGTGTTTTTTCACTTAAGCGCTGTAAGTACATTACTTCAGCCGTTGCCCCCGTAGAGGGCTGTCTAATAACATGAGGAGCTATACCAGTATCAATGATATCACCAAAGCCATTATAGACATAAACTGATTTTGGTACATATGGCAAGCCTTCATAACTATAAAACTCTTCTGAATAGTCAATAAACCCATCCCACAAATCCCATATTTCTGTAGAGTTATCATTATTATTGAATCTATCTGGTATGCCAATTTCAGATAACTTTGTTAGAGGTCCTTCAACAGGCTCAAACACTGGACGAATATATAACTGTCCACTTTTAGATCCAAACAACTCATCAGCTTTATTAAACTTAGCAATGGGACTCAACCATATAACTTGAATGTCATATATTGGGTTTGAAGGGTCTGTCGTTTCAGGTGATATTTCTACTTTATCTGAAAATACAGTAGCAGTAGCTCCTGTGTTAGCTTGTGTTAAAACTTCACCTTCAAATATTTCTGGAGGTAATGTAAATCGTGTATTTCTAACTTTTAGAACTGTTACTGTTTTCTTTAGAGTATTAAAATAGGTAGATAGCTTATCACCTTTAGATAATTTATCTGTCAAAACTTTTGGTCCTCGAACTCCATAATAAGGAAGTTCTATTGGGTCATCACTAAACAATCCAGCATTAACTAGCATTGTTCCTTGACAACTCAATGTTCTTATCATACTAATTTCTGTATTATCACCATATGTTGTGCTTGGCAGGTAATCTAAAATGTTATAATATTCAGCAGTTCTTGGCGATGGATCGTTATGAACATCTGCGTCTGTTATAAGTAGCCCTCTGCCATATTCAACTGTAGTAAATCCAACTGATAATAAATTAGGTGATTTTATAAAAACATAACCTCCATAATTTTCAGCTATATTAAAATTATCTCCATTGTTTGGTGCTGCTAAACTATAATCACCTATAACATCTTCATTTCTCATTAGTGTGCCAGTAGCTTCAAAATTTCCAACAACCTCATTTATATAAATTGTTGCATATCCTGTTTCATTTCTAAAATAAGCAACCCTGCCAACACCTGTATCAGAACTTACTATATCATCTAGATTTGGACTACCTAATAAGTTTTGGATATACAATATAACATCTATTTTAAATTCTACCGTATGCCAGCCATCAATATCAGCACTTGTAAGTCCACCAACTTCACCATCAAACGGTTCTCTAGCCGTTAACTCTACTTGTGTTTGATTTGCATTTGTTATTGTATTCCATTTTAACTTTACCTGATCGCCTGCTTGCACCCCTTTATACATTTGATCTGGAAGTCTTAACAAAAAGTGATCTGTTTGTATTCTATCCAATGGATAGTCTCCAGTCAAAATATAATTAATTTCAGGATCATCGTCATCGTCTAAATCATAATCTACTAAATCTTGACTAGTGTTTACAAAACTTTGAAACTTAATTTTTTCAGAAGCTCTAAATACATCTACTATAGCTTGCCAAAAACTACCATTATGTTCAACTATCTGCCCTGCTGTATAAATTACATCTTCATCAAATAATCCCACTGATTGAGTCTTAATATTCGACGCAAACGGAGCCCCAACAATGACATACTTTGCGTTAGGGTCCATATCTACACTAAACCCAAATCCTTGATTATTAGAAGCAACTGATGGAAATGTAGGCTCTAGCACTTCTACTAATTGCCAATCTCTAACTTGAGACGCTCTTGTAAAAATATATACTTTTCCGTCGCCTTCATAAGGTGAGCCTGTTACCATCAAAGTATTATTTTTATTCACAGCCATTGTGGCGCCAAATTTATAATTATACCCGTCAGATGGATTTATTATTGGTTTTGATACTTCTATATTATCCAACTTTTCAACTACAGCCCACTTATCTTCTTCAGCATTATCAACCCAAAACTTTGATTTAGGTATTAACTCTTCTTCTGGTGTATTTGATATGTCTAATACATTGTCATATCTAACTAATTTAAAAATTGATACTAATCCTGTTATGTCTGGATTAGTTATTGCTGCAATATTAGATAGTTTGTCGACTGTTGTTTCTAACTCAAGGACATTTAGACTTTTATTTGTTACTGTATAAAATCCATCTGCATCTGGATGATCTGTAAATGTTGTTTTAATTGTTGAGTCTTCGTGCTCCTCATATTCTATATTTTGGATTTTTGTTATACCAATAATATCATTCTCTTCAATATCATAAGGAATGTTAGGAAAACTTACTAAAAAATGATTTTTCTTTTCTTCAGATGTCCATATTTTTTCAATTTTTGTAGAATATACACTATATCTATAAACTCCCCAGTCATCATCATTAGTATTCCCTACCCAAACATAATCATTTTGTTTAATTTCTGATGTATCTAAATCTACCAATCGTTCATATCTATCCAAAACATAATCTACATCTTTTACATACACATAACCTGAATTTTTAGTAAATGTATCTGTTACACATTTTGTTGGAAACGGTTTATGATTATAATTCTGCGGTTTTAGATATACTTCGTGGGACGGAATTCTGTAAATTAAATCTGTTTCTCGTCCAGTAGCATTATTAGTCAAAAGAACTGGTTGCGGGACTAATCTAAACTTTGTTTCGTCTAATATATATTCTACTTCTTCAAAACTAGATACTGCTCCATACTGTCCATTCTTTATAGCCCATTCTTCGTAAAACTCTAAACTATCAGTATCGCTACCTGATAATACATCAAATAACTTTGTTAGTGCATTACGAGTTCCTTTTTCGTGTAGCATTCCTTGATAAAACTTATACTGACTAACGTCATTATTAATGATATTTTGTAGATATTTTCGTTTTTGGTATCCAATAAGATGCTGTGCCATTCTTTGCTGCTCAGTATCTAAGTTATCACTATCTAAATCATAAAAATCACTAAACTGCTCTACCCTATAATCAAAATTAGCATATAGTTTAGGCTCGGGCTTATCATCTAACCTTGTCCAATCTTCAGATTTAAATGATGTTGATCCTACAATTTTTGAATTAGCTGAATAGTAAAACTCCTTGTATTTTACCATATCGCCTACAGCATAATCTTGCCACTCTTCCCAATCTGTTACACGAGCTGCGTCATAAATAAATCCAGGTATGTTTAGAGAACCGTTCCAGCCATCTGTTCGGTATCCTAATACTTTGATACGCTCTTGCCTATATCCTGCTGGCATATCATAAATAACATCATTAAAAATAGTCTTATTATCAATAAGAACAACATGCTCTTTTAGCACTATTGGAATTCGTATAGCATATATTCCTGAGCGAGTATTAGATGTTCTTATTGTAAAGACATTATCCCGATCTCTTAGTATTTTTAGATATTTGTTTTTTAGTGGCGTTCCATCAGCCCTCAATACTGAATAACCTGATGAAGTATCAAATACGTTTGATACTGTAGAAAACTTATTTTTAAACTTTAGTAGTTCAGCGCCTGGACTCAGTGTAATAAGTGCCCCAGCATCCCAATTTTGAGTTACCCAAAACAAATATTGTTTCGCAGCATATAACCAATCTGAAAGTTCATAAGCACTATCATTGAATACTGAAAACTCAAACCCAATATTTTTTAGATACTCGCCGTAACCAAGTAAAAAATCCACAACATCTTGATGGGTCGTTAATAAACTGCCATAATCTAAATGCGATATTTGGTATTCGTATGTTTTTCGTATATGAGCATCAATTCCTCCTATTGTTGGAAGTTTTGGCAACTTGTGAAATTTAGTTACATCAAATTCTGCTGTTGATCTATGCGTTACTGCACATCTCCAATAAGAGTTATCAAATTTTATAACAGCATCTTCTGAATATATTTTACCTTCACCCCAATAAAGGAATGGAACTGTTATTCCACCAACATTTATTAAAGTATCTGAATTTTTCTTATTTGGCTTGTGATATGAGAACGACGGATTTTGTGTATCATAACCTCTTATATAAAAACCTTCAGGTTGCTTCTCAATAATAACACCGCTATACATAAATTCTTGAATTGGATAACTAGATCCTAAAGAAACTGTATAATTTTCTGATGGTATAAAAATATTACCTTCATTGAGTGGGGATCTACTATCTAATATAAGTTTGAACTTTGATTTATCTGTATAGCCGCCTATTTTAAAGGATAACTGATTTGTAATACGAGACAAATCTGATTTATATTTGTCATACTGTGCTTGTGTCAATACTGATCTGTATTCTACAACATAATTGATCAATCCGCTAGTAATAACATTCGATGGACTATTTACAGATGATGGAAATGCTATGTTAGATAATTGTAAAGGCTGTTGTATTTCAGAATAAACAATTTGATTAGAATTATTTCTTACTTGCCTAATTCTATCATATGCTGTAGCAAAAGTCTTTAGAGGACGATTTAGAATACAAGCCTTCAACAAACTAAATGGATATTCACTACTACGCTTCCAAGCAGACTCAACTGGGCCTCCGTCACCAAATACAAACGATGAGTCAATATCATTAAAGTCATATGATTTAATGAGATTTGCACTTGACGGGCTTAACAATACTCCATGTGAATCAACTGGTAAGTTTTTCATCAGTCCTGGGCGAACAAACCTTTTATCTATTCTAAATTTTGGTTGGCGTATAATTCCTTTTTCAATATCTTCCCACATTAGAAAGTTATTATTTGTATATGGTGCTTCGCCATACTGCTCTACCCACCACTTGGGTCTAACAGTAAAGCCTAGCATCTCCCAAGGGTGTGTATGCGGGCGATCTGTATCAAAAGCATACTTAAACGCCTCTCTCCACCATCCTGGTAATTTTTCGCCATTCGAAAATCTTGTGTTATGATAGTTAAATGTAAAGGTATTTTCTTTATCATAGTAAATGTGATCTGTGTAGGTTCTATTGATAAGTTTTGCCCAAGACAAAAATTCGCCTATCATTGCAGTGTCTATATCCTTCTTTGGTATTCCTGTTTTTCGATAAAACCCTTCACGAATTCCGTGTATATCAAATAAATTTGGATCATACTTTACTTTTAGGTTATTATAGATTCGTTTTTCTATTTCTAATATTAGTTCATCTCTATAATCCTTAAATGCTGCTACAATGCTACCATCGTGTCCTTGTATTACTGCTTGTCCTTCAGTCCATTCTTCATAACCGCTATGATCTTGTGCAGCTATGTTTTGGGCTGACTTTGGCATAAAGAAAGTAGTCTGCATACCACCAAATCTATGAACTGTAAATTCTCCACTACCTCCTAGTTGTGTATCCTTTAACTGTGCATCATCAATTGCTGTATAAAGTGGATAAAACCATCCAACTTTATCATCACCCGGATATCCTGGTGCCGCTTTAGCATATACTTTAAATGGTCCAGTAATATCAAAATAAGGCACAACTTGAACAGTATCATCTATATAAAACTGTGGTTCATATTTTGGGAATAAACCTAACTTAGTTGGCGTAGGTGGTACATAACATCCTACTGTATTTTGATATTCATAAATTTCTATAATATCTCTAGATTTCTTTTTAGCAAATACTCTTACAAAGCCTTCATCATTGAATTCATAATCTCTATCATAAATTAGTTGTTTGCCATTTAAATATACTTGAACTGCTTTGTAACTCGGTGTGTCTAAATTGTATGGCTCACTAAGTGCAAAATATTCTTGATCTGTGTCATAAATATCTTCTGTATTAACAATACTACCTGAGAGTGGAATCATATCACTAAAATAAAATGGCATATTATCCGTTTTATCTCGAATAATTTCTTCCATTATTTTGTCAACGTGTTGTTTTATTGGTCCATCATAACCTAAATTTTCAGATGTCTCTAAAAACAATCGCTTAAACTTAGCATACTCTTTACTAGCAAAGTGAATTGATTCTAAAACATTAGAATCTGTATCCATTAGGTGATAGGCTGCTATATTGAATGGGGCCGAGTGCTTTAAGAATTTTCTTCCATAATGCGATGTTGGTCCTAAGTCTCTTAAGTTAGAGTTGCCAGGAAAATTGCCAAGGAATCTATCATCTTCTTCAACAATTGTTACAACGTGATCAATAACTTCGCCCAATGTAAATTCTTTTATATTTTCATTTTTTGGGTTACGCTCTAGACTATATGGAATCTCATAATACCCATTTTCATTTTTAGGCTTACTACTTCTTGTTTTTATTTGAACAACATCGCCATCTTTTGGTTGTTTTAAAAATCTAACATAAGGATTTCCGTTAACATTAGTAATAGTTTCAAAATCAGTTTGGAATACTTGTAACTTATTATTCAAGTATACTCTTAGCCAAGCATCATTTACAAAATCTAAATCATCATACACATCTATTGGAAAATCTGTTCCTAATCCTGTGGCAACAAACTGTCTTATAATATTTTGATTGGCATCATTACTAGCTTTTATCCAACCATTATGTATATTATAAGTTTCTCTATCAACATATTTTCTTAAAAATGCTGTTTCTGTTTTTTGTAGTGAGAATTGGTTATCTCGAGTATGTATAAATTCTTCATTTACCAAATCAAAGGAAAATAATATATCACCTGAGTTAGATATATTCTGATATGATAATGGAAACCCTAACTCATTATCATTAGTGCCCGTTCCAACTTTATATGAAAATATTTTATTACCTTGAAACTGTGAGTCTTTAAAGTATATTGGATCTACATAAGATATATCGTCATAACTATATAATGCAAATAACGGTGGTTGATTTACATCATTTTTAGCTTGTCCTTCTTTCCAATCAGTTCCGTTATAATAATAAAACTTTCCTTTCTCTGTTTTACCCTTAGTTATTAGTACAGTTTCATTTAGCAATGGCTCTGTATCAGATTCTTCAAGAAGTGTAATTTGTCTAGAATTATTGACTACAATAAACTTAACTTTAAATATCTTATTTCTTACTAGCTTATCTGTATCTGCTAGAAACAGTATCCGCATGCCATCAGTTACATCAATCTCATCAATATTATAACCAACGCTGCCTTCAATTGTTGAAAACGCATCCTTAGTATAAGTATCAACTAAATCTACAGGCTTTTTATTATATGTTCCAAACTTATGCAGATGTAGCCCCGCGTCAAACTCAATAATTGGACGCCTAGCCCGCAAGTTTTGATCTACTGCAGGATGCAATCCATTAAGTTCTAACGACTTCTCAATAACATCAATATGGAACCATCGGTTATGCTTACTCCACGCATTACCATCTTTACTACCTCTATTGATTACTATATAATCTTTTTTACGGGGATATCCCATTGCTTCACTAAATGGAAAATAATCAAATGGAACATCATCAAACTCAACTTCAAAGTCATCAACAAACAAACTATTAAGCTCTAAATCATCTCTGTTTATTAGCTCAATCCGTTCGCCTACTCCTTCTACATACCATTCACCTTCGCCGTATTTTGTTGGAAACACATCACCGGCAAATTCTAGCTTCATTCCATTTGATAAATTCCAACCGCCTGCTGTTTTGTAATCTTTTTT